GCTGCTGTCGCGCGGCGAGCCGGTGCCGCCTGGCTACCGCGCCGCGCTGACCTGCGCAAGCGGGGACTGCGCGAACCCCGCGCACCGCCGCCTGATGCTGCCCGGCGACGTGGTACGCGCGCAGTTCCAGACCGGCCGCATGGACACCCCTCGCCGCCGCGCCGCGCTGCTGCAGGCCGGCCGCGCCATGCGCAAGCTGACCGACGAGCAGCGCGCGGAGATCGCCCGCACGCCGGAGATCAGCGGCGCGGAGTGGGCGCGGCGGCTGGGGGTCACGCAGAGCCGCATCAACGCGATCCGCGCGGAGATGCGGGCGCGGCTGCCGCTGCAGACGACGGGCGTGCCGTCGGTGTTCGCGCTGGGGCGCGTGGTGGCGCGCGGAAAGCGCGCCAAACAAGGGACATGACGATGCAGGCACCCTACCCGGCAGACACCCGCGCGCGGGGCTGGCGATTCGCGCTGGACACCGAGCGCATCCGGCAGTCGGACACGTGGGCCATCACGCCCGCGGAGGCCAGGCCCTGGCTGCTGATGCTCTGGATGGTCGCCTGGGAACAGGTGCCGTGCGGATCGCTGCCGCGTGACGAAGCGCTGATCGCAGCGCGGATCGAAATGCCGCCGAAGCTGTGGGCGAAGCACCGGGCGGCGCTACTGCGCGGATGGGACTTGGCCGATGACGGCCGGCGCTACCACCGCGTGCTGACCGAGCGCGTGGTCGAGATGATGACCACGCGGCGCCGCGAGTCCGACCGGAAGGCGCTGGCCAGGGCGCGGAAGGGCGATGCAAGCACCGAGGAGTCCCACGGATGTCCCACGGATGTCCCACTGGACAACCACGGGACAACCGCGGGACTCCACCCGGAATCCGACACCGGAACCGGAACCGGAACTGGAACCTATACCAACACCAAAGACACACACCCCCTACCCCCTCTCCCGGCCAGCCCGCCGCCATCGCCGCCACCGACCCCGGCGCCGGCCGCATCGCCGCCCGCCGCCGTGGCGGCTGCGCCGCCGGCCCCACCGCGCAAGCGCGGCGGGGCTGTCTCTGCCCCTGGGCTGGGGGTGCCGGAGCTGGTGGCCGAAGGCGTCGAGCCGCAAGCCGCCGCCGACTGGCTGGCCGTGCGCAAGGCCAAGGGCATGCCGCTGACGGTGACTGCCTGGCGGCAGACATGCGACGAGGCCGCGAAGGCCCGCATCGCCCCGGCTGAGGCCGTGCGCATCGCCGCCGGCAGCGGCTGGGCCGGCTTCCGGGCCGACTGGCTGCACGCCGATGGCGCCGCGGCGGCCGGCGGCGGCCGGCTATCGGCCCGCGTCGCCGAGGGCGCGAAGTGGTCGCGCCACCTGGGACTCGACCGCCCGTCACCGCCGCCGGCCGAGCGCCGCGGCACCGCCGAGATCATCGACTTGGAGGCCATCAATGCCGCTCGACCTGCGCTGGGTTGACCGCCTGCACCAGAGGCTGCTGGTGCGCTACGGCAGCCGCTGGACGTCCCTGTGGGCCGGGGTGGACCCGCAGCTGGTCCGCGCCGACTGGTCCGACGTGCTCGACGGTATCTCGCCCGAGGGGATCAGCTACGCGCTCGCGCATCTGCCGCCCGAGTTCCCGCCCAGCGCGATGCAGTTCCGCGCGTTGGCCGCCAGCCGCCCGGCCAGCACCGCGCACTTGGCGCTGCCGCCGCCGCGCGGCGAATGCGAGATGGGCGACGAGGTGCGCCAGCGCATCGAAGCCGCGCAGCAGCGCGCGAACCAGCAGCGGCTCACGCCGGCGCAGTGCGTGCTGCGCAACATCTTGGCGCGCGTCAACGGGCACCAGGGCGGCAAGTGGTCGACGGCGCAGCGCGACCAGGTGCAGCGGATGCACGACCTGCGGCTGGTCGACGCCTCGGCGCACGGGTTCGTGCGCTCCGAGCAGGCCGCGCCCTCAGAGGAGGCTGCAGCATGACCCCCGACCTCTTGTCCGCCGACTGCCCGAGCTGCGCCGCGGCGCTGGCCGACCCACTGTCCGGCGCCTACCACTCCGACTGCCGCGAGTGCCAAGCGCGCGCGCTGTCGCATAGCCCGGTCTACTGGGCGTCCATGCTGGCGCGTAAGTTCCGCGGCGACTACGCCGAGGCGCTGCGCCGCATCGCTGGCGGCGGCGCGACGGAACGCGAAGCGCTGCACCGCCGCGTCAAGTGGTGGGCTGAACACCTGGCCGAGGCGCGCGCCGCGCGCACCGAGGCGCAGACGGCCGCCGTGTGGGGTGCAGCGTGACCCGCCGCCCGGCGCTGCAGGACATGGCCGCGATCGTCATGCTGCTGGTGCGCAAGACCCGCACCGTGGTCGAGCTGGCGACGCTGGCCGACGTCGCCGAGACCACCGTGCGCGACGTGCTGCGGGCGCTCGAGGTCGAGGGCCTGGTGCGCCGTGACGACGTGCCGCCGGGGCCTGGGCGCGTCGGCGAGCCTGGGTACGTATGGACCTGGACCGGGGGCTCCGCATGACCACCGAGCCGCTGCAGATCGTCGCGTACGGCCTGCCGGCGCCGCAGGGCAGTAAGCGTTTCGTCGGCCTCAGCAAGGCCGGGCGTGGGCTCATGGTCGAGAGCAGCGCCAAGGTCAAGCCCTGGCGCGAGGCCGTGAAGCACGCGGCGCTGGCGATGCTGCAGGCGCGTGGTTCGCCGCCGCCGATGGATGGTCCGCTGCAGGTGACGATGGCGTTCACGCTGCCGAAGCCGAAGTCGGCCCCGAAGCGCCGCCGCACCTGGCCCGACCGCACGCCGGACCTGAGCAAGCTGATCCGCGCCACCGAGGACGCGCTGACCGATGCCGGCGTGTGGGCCGACGATGCGCGCGTGGTGCAGCTGGTGGCGACCAAGAACTACCCGACCGAGGGCGTGCGGGCGCTGCATTGCCCTGGGGTGTGGGTCCGGGTGGAGGGCGTGGTGTGAGCGCGGCCGAACTGACACCGAAGCAGCAGCGGTTCGTCGAGGAGTACCTGCTGTCACTGAACGGCGCCGACGCGGTCAGGAAGGCCGGCTACAAGGTGCGACGGCCGGACCAGCAGGCGCACGAGCTGCTGAGGAAACCTGAGATCGCCAAGGCCATCCAGGCCGCGAAGGCCCAGCGCAGCGAGCGCACCAAGATCGACGCCGACTGGCTGCTGCGCAGGCTTGCCGCGGAGGCCGATGCGGACATTGCCGCGATCTTCAACGACGATGGCAGCGTGCGCGCGGTCAGCGAATGGCCCGAGGTGTTCCGCAAGGGGTTGGTTGCAGGCATCGAGAGCTTCGAGGAGTACGAAGGCCGCGGCGATGAGCGCCGGCCGGTCGGCATGGTGCGCAAGATCAAGCTCGCCGATCGCACGAAGCACCTGGAGCTGATCGGGCGGCACATCGATGTCGGGGCGTGGCGGGACAAGGTGCAGCACGACCTGGGCGAGGTCGGGCCAGACTGGCGGGCGCTGTTGCGGCAGCCGGAGGGTCGGTCCTGATGCTGCACGAGGGCCAGCGCGAAGTGCTGCGCACCGCCGCGCGTTTCAACACTGTCGCGTGCGGCCGCCGCTTCGGGAAGACGACGCTCGGCCTAGCGCTGGCCTACTACGGCGCGCCGCACGCCCCGGGCGGTCTCTCGCGCGGCTATGACGTCGGCTGGTTCGCCCCGAGCTACAAGCTGCTCGACGAAGCATGGCGCGGCGCGAAGGGGTTCCTGCGCAGCATGATCGCCCGCACCGACAGCCAGCAGCACCGGATGGAGTTGAAGAGCGGCGCGGCGCTGGACTGCTGGACGCTGGAGGACACCGACGCCGGCCGCGGCCGGAAGTACGGGCTTGTGATCGTCGACGAGGCGGCGATGGCGCGGCACCTCGAGGAGGCATGGAACGCGGCCATCCGCCCGACGCTGACCGACGCCAAGGGCGGCGCCTGGTTCTTCAGCACGCCGAAGGGGCGGAACTTCTTCTGGCAGCTGCACCAGCGCGGCGCGCGCGAGGCCGAGTGGGCCGCGCACCACGCGCCCAGCAGCGCGAACCCGCACCTAGACCCGGCGGAGATCGAGGCGGCGCGCAGCGACCTGCCCGAGCGCGTGTTCGCTCAGGAGTACCTGGCGCAGTTTCTGGAGGACGGCGGAGGCGTGTTCCGGCGAGTCATGGCATCCGTCGACACCAGCCTCCCGACAGACCCGCATCAGGCGCGCGACGCTGGCGACGGCCGGGCCTACGTCATCTCCGTGGACTGGGGCCGGCACAACGACTTCACCGTGATCTCGGTGCTGGACGCGAAGGAGCGCGCTGTCGTGTCGGTGCAGCGCTTCACGCAGCTCGCCTACGCCATCCAGCTGGCCCGGTTGCGCGCGGTGCACGAGCGTTTCCCGCGCGCGCCGATCCTGGCCGAGAGCAACAGCATGGGCGGGCCGCTGGTCGAGGCCCTGCAGCGTCAGCGCATGCCCGTGCAGGCCTTCCAGACCACGCAGGCGAGCAAAGCCCAGGCCATCGAGGCCCTGGCGCTGGCCCTGGAGCGCGGCGAAGTACGGCTGCCGCCCGTTCAGTGGCTGCTCGACGAGCTGCTGGCCTACGAGCAGGAGCGCATGGCCTCCGGTGCCATGCGCTACGGCGCACCTCCCGGCGGGCACGACGACGGTGTCATGGCGCTGGCCATCGGCTGGCACGGCCTGCACCCTCCGAGCGCGAAGCCGGCCACGGTCATGGTGAGCGGCCTATGAGCGCCGATCAGGTGCTGGCCGCCGTCGCGCTGCTGAACCGGCGCACGCTGGAGCGTGCACGCGCCCTGGCGCTGGCCGTCGAACTGCTGGCCCAGGGCAAGACCCGGCGCGACGCCTGCGCGGCCCTGCGGGCGCGGCACGGGCTGTCCAAGACCCGCGCATGGCGCGTGGTGGACATGGCGGCGGACATGGCCGGGCCGACCGGGGCCGAGAAGTGCTGACCGACGAACAGGAGCGAGCCCTCATCGCCGCGGCGACTGCGGGCCTTGACGATGAGCTGCGCGACCTGCTGGGCGAGATCATGGCAGACATTCGCGCGGGCATGGCGCCGCGCGACGCGGTGGCCGCGGCGATGGCCACGTTTCAGGGCGCGATGGCCGAGACGATGGCGACGGCGCTTTCGGCGATGCTGCAGCAGAGCGTGGGCGCGGCTGCGGTCATGGCGCTGCAGGTGGGCACGGTAAGCCTGTCGGGCAAGCTGTACGCCGAGGGACAGCGCGTGAGCGCCGACGTCGAGGGCATCGTGCGCCGGCACGCCGCCGGACTGACCGATGCGCGGCGCCTGGCGCTGCAGCTATTCGAGGGCTACGCCTTCCGGCCGCCGGGCGCCGAGCCGCTGCAGTGGAACGCGAACAATCCGGCCTTGCCGCGCTACCTGCGCGAGGCGCTGCTGGACGATGAGGGCATCGTCAGCACGCTGAAGCGACAGTTCGCGCGCCTGGAGGTCGACGGCCTGACGACGGCGGCTCTGCGCGCGGCCTACAGCCAGGTTCTGGAGGCCATCGATCAAGTCGAGGCGGGCGCTGGCGCAGAGCTGCTGCAGAAGCGCCTGAAGGTGGCGTGGTACGAGCGCATGCGGTACTTCTCGTCCCGCATCGCTCGCACCGAGCTTCACCGGGCCTACGCGGAGCGCGAGGCGCAGATCATGGCCGACGACCCGGACATCGAGTATGTGCAGGTGCGCCGAGTGCCTGGCCGGACCACGCCGTGCATCTGCTCGCTGATGGCCGGCCGCGACCGCTACGGCCTGGGCCCGGGTGTGTACCCGAAACGCGAGGCCCCGGTGCCGCCGTTTCACCCGTTTTGCCAGTGCCGCACGGTGCCGCGCACGGACCTGACGGGCCGCCGGCTGCCGCGCGAGGCCGACGAGAGCGCCGACCGCTACTTCTTGCAGCGCGTGGGTCAGCCGTTGGCCGGCAGGATCATGGGCAGCCAGGCCAAGGCCGAAGCGGTGCTGCGCGGCGTGGCGCCGGAGGCCGTCATCAACAGCACGCGCGACCCGGCCTACCGGATCAAGACCGCCGCGCAAGTCACGGTGCCGTGATGGCGTAGCTGCTGCGCAGCGTGGAGGCCGCGGACAGCCGCCGCGTGTCGGGCAACTCCACCAGCAGCGCCATGATCTTGTAGGTGTCCAGGCGGTCCTCGTCGGCGATGGTCTCGACGTACCGCGCGCCCAGCTCGCGCAGTGCATCCAGCAGCGCCAGCTCCATCGCGAAGAGCTGCGAGTAGACCGCGGACAAGCCCTCGCTGTTGCTGATCGGCGCGCCGAAATAGACCAGGGTCTCCACGCGCCGCGCTTGGTAAGGCTGCCCTGGCACGATGCGCCGCGGCACCAGGCGGACCATCGGGTAGTCCTCCGGGCTGAGGTTGGCCTCCAGGCCCACGGCGCACGATGCGACCCCAGGCACCTGCGCCAGCCGGCGGCGGGCGTGTTCGAGCGCGGCCAGCATCACGCACGCTCCAGCGGGACGGACATGAGACCGATGTTGCTGATCGTCCCGGCCGTGCGCCTGGCGGCGGCGATGGCCTGCGGCATCAGCGCGTCAAGCTGCTGTCGGTAGGCCTTGAGTTTGGCCGCGAACAGATCCTCGGGGTCTGCCTGGTTCTCCAGCGCCGCCAGGACGTAGGTCTGCGCCACGGTCACGCGCTCCAGCCAGTCGGCGGAAAGCGTCACGCCGGCCGTTGTGGCGCTGTCCTGCACGATGGCCAGGGCGCGCGTCTCGCGCTCGGAGGTGCAGAACTTGCCGAGGTAGGCGTCGGGGTAGCTGTAGGTCGTCACGGTGCCTCCTTGAGGGCTTGGTCAACGATGGCCGCGAACTCGCGCAGCGCCTGCGTGGCAGCGAGGGTAAGGTAGGCGTCGCCGCGGTAGCCAGGATGATCGACCCGGCCGGCGAAGATGAACCGGCCGCCCGCGGCCCAGCGCAGCGCCTTCCGCCGCCGCGGCCGGATCGTGTGCGGCCTGGTGCCGAACTGCACGAACACCGCGTGCGGCGCGCGCTGCAGGTCGTGGCCGATCTCGCGGCCCTTGGGTACCGGGCGGTTGAAAAGCGACTGCAGCAGCGCCCCGGTCTTGTTGTGCCGCGCGGCGCCGGCCTCCGCGACGTCGAAGGCCCGCTGGGCCATGCGCAGGATCGTCTGCCGCTCCAGATGCGCAGGCAGCGCCCGCAGCGTGCCCTGGGCTTCGCTGAGACCGTTGAAGCGGACGAAGATGGTCATTCTTCAAACTCGTAGTTCAGCCGCGCCAACGGCGTGTTTCCTGCTGCAATGTAGCCCGGCGGAAGCATGATGCCGCCGTCCTTTATTGCAACGCGAGCGAGCGAGCCGTTTCCAACCGAAAATGCTCCATGAAAAACAGTGTCACCGCCGGCAACAATGCGAAACTCCACAATCTCAGGCACGGGCAAATTGAAAGGACGAATGTATAGCTCCAAGCCTGAGCCAAAGCCGCTTTCGTAGCGAAAATCCACGACGAAATCGTAGTATGGCCGTTCGTGAGGGAAGAGCCCCCCGCGGTCCCAATGACTGGGCGGCGGCGTCAGCCAAGGCTCCCACACCCCAAGCCGTAAAGACGCACTGGGCGCAGACCCGAAGGTTGTGCCGCCGCCGGTGGTCCAAAACGGTGAAATTGCTACAGGAGTGAATGGGCCACCAGGCCCGCAGAAGTCGCCGGTGTCTGAAAGTATGCGTCCCGGCTCTGCGTGCAGAGTGTGCCAAGAGCCGCCTGCCGGCCTCACTTGAGCGAAAGCATCAGGACTAATGAAAAGGGGCTGACCATAACCGAAGGTGTATCCCTCCATCAGCGCTGATCTTATTGCTGCTTCAACAGATTCGTTTCGATGCCTGAAATAGAAGTAAGTGTCGCCAGACAATCCTCGGGCGCCGCTGCAAATCCAGGAAAAACACCGTCTTGGGTTGTCCAGAAACCCGATCACGCGCGGCGAGTCCCAGGACTGGCCGACGAACTGCACCACGACCCGATCGAACAGCTCGAACGCCGCCGAGTTACAGTCCATGTAGGTGATTGGCACGTCAGCCAGAGTCGCCGCCGCGTTGACCGGCAGCCGCTGTGCGGTGCTGCGCTGGTCGAAGAGCGCCACCGTGCAGGTGTCGGCCTCGTAGTTGATCCCGACGATCTCGCCCCAGCGGTAGGTGGGAAGGTGCCGCTGCCAGCCGGGCAGCACCGCGGCGTTCCAGAATGCCTGCCCGGGCGACATGATCTCGCGCGCCACCAGCTCGCCGTCGCTGGCCTGCGGCGCCCGGGCCCCTGGGGCGATGACGACCAGGTCGGACTCGCCCCCGGGCTCGACCGTCGCCACCACCTCGCCGGGCTGCGCGTCTTCCGTGAAGTCGGCGCACCAGGCTGGCCGGGTCTCGACCATCTGCAGCGCAGCCATCCGCGCGCGCTCGGCTACCAGCCGCTTGCGGTCGAACTCCAGCGCCTGGGCCAGCAGCCGCAGCGGTGCGTGCGCGCGCTCCAGCTGCGCCGCTGCAGCCAGCTCGAACCGCACCTGCGCGTCGCTGTAGCCGGGCGAGCCGGCCGGCAGTGGGCGGGTCTGCAGCTCCACCAGCGCCGCGATCGCCGCGTTCACGCGCTCGCGCTGCGCCGCCTCCTTCGCGTCGGCCTCGGCGATCTTGGCTGCCGCCTCTGTGCGTTGGGCCTCGATCTTCGCCAGCGACTCTTCGAGCGCCGCCACGATGGCGTCGCGCTTGGCCGCGCCGAAGTCCAGCTCGACCACGTACCGGCCCTCCGGGCCGCCGCTGATGATGCGTGCCGAGCCCATGCCTACCCGTCGGTCGCGTTGCCAACGTCCATCCACTGATCGGCCGCGGCCTGGCCCGAGTCCGAGATGGTGACGTAGTAGTTCACGAAGCCCGTGAACGACGGCTCCACCAGCCCTGGCACCCGGAACTGCATGCCCGGCCGCAGCAGCCAGTCGATCGCGCACCGCACGCGCCGGCTGCCGCCCGAGCCGGTGGCGGTGAACACGGCGCGAACCTGCCGCAGCGTGCGCGTCACCGGCGATGCCTCGCCCAGGGCCGGAAAGGCCCCGCCGTATCCCTGCAGCGTGGCGGTGGTGTTCGTGGGCCCGGTGGCCAGCTGCAGCGTGTCCAGTGGCGCCCTGGCCATCTCGAACTCCTCCGACCCGCCGGCGGCCAGCGCGCCGACGCGCGAGATGCGGAACTCCACGGCCGCGGCCAGCGCTGCGGTGTAGGGGCCGACGGCCGGCACGACGGCCTGCAAGAAGCTGGGCGAGCCGCTGCGCAGGGTGCCCTGCCAAGAGCTGATCGGAACGCGCGTGCGCTCGCCGCCGGCCGCGTAGACGTCCATCACGTACAGGCCCGAGTCGCCGGCCAGGCGTCCGGTGAAGTCGTGCATCACGATGCCGCGCGGCGGTCCCAGCGGCCCCGGCGCCGAGATGCGCCCGCCGACAATGGCCCGACCGGCGAGCATGGGCGCGCCCAGCGGGCCCGGAGCGTCGATCCGGCCGGTGACGGCAGGCGTAGGCGCCGCGCCTGCCGCGATGCGCAAGGTGATCGCGCCCAAGCCATTGAAGTCGGCGTCGGCCGCCCCAGGCGCCATGTCGAAGGTGCCGCTGTTGGACTCGCCCGTGCCGATGGCCCGCCGTGCCCCGGCCAGCCTGTAGGCCGAAAGCGAGCTGCCGCTGAAGAGCGTGAAGCTGGCCTGCGGCGATGGCGTCACCGAGCCGCTGGTGGCGTAGATCGTGCTGGCGAAGACCAGCAGCATCTGCCCCGCGGCCGAGCCCGTCAGCGCCGGCGGTGTGACCAGGAACGTAATCGGCGGATCGTCGAAGGGCGTGCTGTCAGCCACCGTGGCGCCGGCATGCTCGGCGATGCCGTCGTGGTCGCGCACGGCCGCGTAGACCACGCCCATGCGCGCGTTGTCGACCTGCTCCCAGGTGAACGACGCGCCGACGTCCCCGGCGACTACCGTGTCCTTGCGGTAGACCGCCAGGCGCTGCGAGATGCCGGCGCCGTTGTTGTCCCACTCCACCTGGCGGACCTGGGTCCACCCGCTGGGCGCGGTGATCGCCGAGCGGGCGAAGACCGCGGCCACCAGCAGGTCGCCCGGGCTGATCGTGCCCGGCACCGCCGCCGAGATGCTGGTGGCGGTCGTGTGAGAAAGGGTGGTCCCGGCGACCCAGGTAACCGCCACGACGTCACCCGATCAGGATGGTCAGCAGCTCCACCGGCCCGCCGGCGCCGATGGTGACGGTGTTGAGGACCAGGAACCCGGGGATCGCCGTGCTGCCGACGATGGCCGGCAGCGCCAGGTGCACGGCGCCGGTGCTGTCGCAGATCTCGCCGTAGGCCGCGGTGCCCGTGGCGTCGGCGCTTTCGTCGCGGCCGGAGGTGGTCAGCGTGAGGATGCCGGTCGTGCCGTTGACCGTGCCGCATGGGTCGGTCAGCGGAATTTGCGCCAGCAGCGTGTCGGTGTTGGTGCGGATGCGGACGAACCCGGCGCCGCTGCCGCTGTCGATGCGGTCGCGCAGGGCGGTGTGCGCGTCGATGCGCACGGCCAGGCTGTAGGTGGGGCCACTCGGTGCGGGCATGGGCGCTCCTTCGTTGTCAGGCTCAGGCCGACAGCCGCGCCAGCACCAGCAGGCGCAAGCTCGACTCGGGCTGGCCCGGGGTGTAGGTCTCAGGCACGGCCGCGAACACCGCGCCGGGCAGCGCCACCTGCACGCGCGCGTGCAGTCGCACCAGGCGGTCGACGGCGGCCTCCTGGGCCGGCGTGCGTGCCTGCCAGCGCAGCGTGATCGTGCGGTCAGCGTCGGCCGCGCCGGCGTCGTTGACGGCCGCGCCGCCGTCCAGGGTCGCCACGCGCGTGACGCGCCGCGTGGTCTGCCCGGCGGTGGTGTCGTCGGCCACGTCCAGCTCCAGGAACCCGGACGGGTCCACGGTGGCGGCGCTGAGTGTCACCAGCATGGCGTCACGTCCCCAGCAGCAGCTTCAGGCCGTCGCGGTTCACGCGCACCTGGATGGTCCGCAAGATCTCCCACATGAACGCCTCCAGGTGCGGCTGCAGGCCGGCGCCGTCGATCTTGATGAGCGAGTCGCCGCGCTCCAGCGCCTGCGTCTGCGCGCGGAACTGCGCGATCTGCGCCTGCACCAGCTCGCGCTGCAGCTTGAGCGCATCGTCGCGGCGCTGGTTCTCCTTGTCGATCTGGTCTTCGATCTTGCGGAGCTGGCTGAAGCTGATGTCGTTCTTGCTGAACAGCCCGAACAGGCTTTGCAGGCTCTTGCCCGTGTCCGCGACGGTGGCGTTGATGGACTCGAACGCGGCCTGGACCTGCTTGGTCTGCGCCTCAAGCTCGGCGGTGCGGATGCTGACGCGCGCCTCGATGTTCTTGATGCGCTCGTTGCTGGCGAGCTTCTCCAGCTCCAGCCGGTACTGCTGGGCCTTCTCTGTGGCTCGTTCTGCGGCCTTGGCCGCCTTGTCGGACTCCTCGCCTTGCCTGCGCACCGCGTCGGTCACGGGGCCGAAGCTGGGCGACAGGCCGCGCGCCTTGGTCTCGATCAGCGCCAGGCCCTGCGCGTACTCCTCCGCGCTGATGCGACCGTCCCGGAAGGCGAATGCAAGCTGCCGACGCAGCTCGTCCAGGTTCGCCTCCTGGGGTAGCGAGCGCAGCGCGCCGATGAGGCCGGTGACGATCTGGTCGCCACTGGCGGCCGGGTTCTTCGCCAGGTCGGTGAAGGCCTTGTCCAGCTCCTTGATCGGGTCCAGGAAGGTCTTCGGGTCGATGCCCAAGGCCTTGAGGGACTTGTCGACCTCCCTCGCCGCGGCCTCCAGCTCCTTCGCGGACAGCTTGCCGCGCTCGAAGGCGCCCGCCAGTTCGTTGCCGGCCTTGATGGCGCTGGCCGCTGTCGCGTCGGTGCCCTGGTTGACGCCCAGCACGGCCTCGCTTGCGCGGCGCATGCTGTTGGCCGCCTTGTTGAAGGACTCCTCGACCGCGGCGCCGAAGTTGAAGCTGTCTCCAAGCTGCAGCTTGGCGAACACCGCGGCCGCGACCTCGCCCAGCAGCGTCAGGGTGCCGATGGCTCCGACGATGGCTGCCGTCCCGAGCTGCAGGCCCTTGGTCAGCACGTCGAATGCCCCGGTGTCGCCGAGCGTGACGAAGGCATCATCGATCGCGTTGCGCAGCCGGTTGAGGCTTGCCTGGTAGCCGTCGAACGTCGCGCCCGCGAAGGTCGCGTTCAGCGCACGGGCGAACGCCGGCAGGAACTGCGTGGCGGTGAGCTGCCCGTTCTCGACCAGCTTGATCAGTTCTTCTGTCGTGACTCCAAGGCCGCGGGCCGCGATCTGCAGGGCGCCAGGCAGGCGCTCGCCAAGTTGGCCGTTCAGTTCCTCCAGGCTCACGCGGCCCTTGGAGACGATCTGCGTGATGGCCAGGAAGGCGCCCTGCGTGTCTGCGCTGCTGCGGCCCAGCGCTCCCATCGCGCGGGACACGGCCTCGAAGATGTCCCGCGTCTGCTGGCCCTGCAGGTTCGTGCCGTTGGTCGCTGCCGCGAGGTTGGCGTAGGCGCCTCCGACGTCGCGCACCGCCAAGCCCAGCCGGCCGGCGACGTCGCGGACGAACTCGAACTCGGCCTTGGCCTGCTGGCTGCTGCCGGTGACCAGGGTCAGCGTGCGTTGGAACTGCTCGACCTGGACGTTCGCGTCGATGAACTCGCGCAGCACCAGAGACGCGGCCAGTGCCTGCAGGCCGGCGACTACGGCTTGAATGCGGCGGTCGTTGCTGGCAAGCTGCTGCAGCTCGCCGTCCAGCGCTGCGACCTTGCCCTGGGCGCCGCCGGCCTCCCGGCCGATGCCGCCGATCTTGGCCTCCACCTGGGCTGCGGCCGCGCTGGCGCGGTCCTCGCCGGTGAAGATGATGCTGACGGTGCGGTTCAGGTCAGCCACCGCGGCGCCCCTCGCTGCGCTGCTGCGCGTCCTGGCGCTCGTAGTAGGCCGCCCACAGGGCCAGCTCCTCGGGGGTCAGAAAGCCGTGCGGCATGATGTCCGGCCGGTGCTGGTAGAGGAAGCCGCCGCGCTGCTCGACCAGCCGCATGCAGGCGGTCAGGCCGGGGTCGTCTGCGAGGCGGCGGCCGGCTTTCCCAGGTCGAAGCCCTGGCCGGTCAGCTCGGTGATGACGTTGGTCAGCTCCAGGAACTCCACCGGGAACGCCTCAGCCAGCTTGACCGCGGTGGGCAGCTGGATGGCCGGGCAGACCGAGCCGATGGCCAGCATCTCCATGCGCTTGGCGATCTCGCCCGGCACGTCCTTGGACAGCCCCAGCGCCTTGCGCAGCAGCTCCACGCGGTCGCCGCCTTCGGCCAGGGCCTTGACCACGTTGTCGAGGTCCGCCTGGCGCCTGCCGGCGTCGAATGCGCGCTGCAGCTCGGCGGCGGTGAGCCCCCGCACTTCCCAGCGCGGCGCCTCGCCCTCGTCGAACCACGGCGCCAGGCCGGGCACGTCGACGGTGCGGCGCCGGGGCTGCAGCGCCGCGGCGTCGAAGCGGTCGGCGGCGAAGGGCATCAGGCCACCTCGCGCGCCGCGGCCTCGGCGCTGATCGTGCACGCGGCCTGGATGCTGTCCCCAGCCGGGAAGGTGCGCGCGATGCCCAGCTTGCCCTGGCACAGCAGGTTCGGCAGCTTGAAGCGGTCCGGGTAGAACCGGAACCACAGGGTCTCGTTCTTCAGGCTCACGAGGCCGTCGGAAACCCCGTCCTCCAGGTACGCCGTGAAAGTTCCCTGGTTCAGCGTGCTGGACGTGCTGCCCAGCGTGGTGCCGTAGACCTGCGTCGAGGTGATCGAGTTGGAGGTCTCCGGCGGCACGAAGTCGCTCGCCAGCGGCACGTCGCCGAAGATCGGGGTGCTGTAGCTGGCGTGGGTGCGCTTCGGCGTGTCGCCGGTGTGGATCAGCGGCAGCGCGGCCAGGAAGGTCACCGAGCCCAACGAGTAGTTGATGCTGAACAGCGGGAAGTCTGCGCGCTCGCGGTGCAGGCCCACGACTTGGAAGATCTCGCCCGCGGCCACGACGGCGGCCGTCGTGCTGTTGACGCGCACCTGCGCCAGCTCGACCGAGTCGACCGGGATGTACGGTGGTCCGCCAGAGGCGCCGCGCGTCTCGCTGAACGCAGTATGCGCAGAGCCGGCCACGGCCGCGATTGAGCCGGCGGCGTTGATCGTGATGGAGGTGATGCGGCAGATGTTGGTCGTGGCGCCGCGCGAGGCGGTCGCGGTGCCCGCGCTGACCGCAACGATCGAGCCGTTGAGGTTCAGGGTGCCCGCCGCGACGGTGACGGTGTCGTTGCTGGCATGGGTGCTGACGGCCAGGCCGGTGAGCACGCCGTTCGGCCGCACGACGGGCGCGTAGCCGGCGCGGCGCGACCACAGGGTGGCCGCGCTGGTGAAGGTGGTCGCGTCACCGGAGTTGGTGAGCTGCGTCATGGGCGTGGCCTGCTGGCCGGCCTCGTACTGGAGGCGTGCGTTCTCTGCGGTGGGCATGGTTGCTCTCCGGTCAGGTGTTCGGGGTGGCTTGAGCGCGCCCGCGGCGCTGCGGCTTCGGCTCTGCCGCCGCGCTGTCCTGCGCGGCCGTCTCCGGCTCTGCGTAGGCCGTGTGCACGGCAGGGTCGAAGTCGGCGACGTTGATGACGACGAACGGGCCTTGACTGGCCGGGTCCGTCGACACCACGCGCATGGTCGCGGGCGCGCTCACGTCGATCAGCCCAGCAGCAGGGCGATGTGTTCCGGCTTGATGGCCGCCACGCCCCATGCTGCGCTGATCTCCCATTGCATCTGGCGGTACTGCGGATACATCGCCACCTCGAACGAGATCCCGGAGCGCGGGTCGGTGATCGTGGTCCGGTCGATCGCCACGTCGCCCGACTCCGGCAGCGAGGGCAGCCGGGTCGCCAGCACGATGGCCGTGCGCGCGAAGCCCATGCTGCGCCGGGTGCTGGCCAGGCGGGTGATGTTGGTCGCGCTGGCCGGGATCGCTTGGCGCAGGCCGGGCGCTGCCAGCGTGATCGTGCCGCCGTTGCTGACGTCGGTGTCACCGGACACGACCACGTACTGGTTGCTGTCGCCAGCGAAGGTGATCACGTCACCGGCCAGGATCGTGCCGGTACCGGCCGAGGCCAGCGTGATGACCGTGGCGCCGACGGCGTACCCGGCGTTGTTGGTCGTGGCGCTGGCCGCGGTGCCGGCGGTGTGCGTGCGCACCTGGCCGGACTCGCGGATCATCATGCCGCTGTGGTCGAGCAGGACGCCCTGGCGCAGCATGCTCATGTCGCCGGCCACGTCCTGGCGCGACTGCATGCCGCGCAGGTTGGCGCCCGCCGCGGTGTCCAGCACCAGCTGCATGTCGGTCAGCGGCGCGCCGTTGTCGGACAGCACGCGGCGGACGTTGGCGGCGTCCATGAAGTTGCCAGCCGTGCCGAAAGGCGTGCTCCCGGCCGAGCCGATGGCGCGCGAGGCGTTGATGTGCAGGGCGGCCAGGTCGCCCTCCATCTCGTTGACCAGCGTCCGCATGGCCTGTGCGATCTGGTTGACGCGGACGTTGCCCACCCCCACGCCGGTGCCGGCCTGGCGCTCCTGCTCACCCGTCCAGCGGATGGGCACGCGGCGGGCCTTGGAGATGGTGATGGCGACGTTGCCGATGGTCTGGTCGCCGTCGTTGGGCGGCGTCACGCCGGGCGTGATGTCGGTGGCCACGGCGGCCGGCGCGACGGGGCTGCGCACCTGCTGGTTGATGGCGCCGCGCGCGGCTTGCGGGTCGAGCGTGACGGCAGGGATGAAGCCGACCAGCTCGCGGCTGACGACGTCAAGGCCGGCGTAGAGGTCGGGGATCAGGCCGGTCAGGGTGGTGGACATGGTGTAGCTCCTGGAGGTTTGGGGGTCAGGTCAGTTGCACGCCGGCCTTGGCCTGCTCCACCCGCTGCGCGGGCGGCAGGGCCTCGAACTCGGCCCGGGTCATGGTCTTGGTCGCACCGGCGCCGCTTCCCGCGTTGCCCTGGCGCACCCCGGCACCTCCCGTGCCCTGGGGCTTGAGCAGCTCCGGTCGCGTCTTGGCGATCGTGGCCACTCCGTCCTTCAGCGGGATCAGCTTCCCGCCGTCGTCCTTGAACAGCAGTTCTTCGCCCTCCCACGCCAGCCGCTGGCTGACGTAGGTCTCGACGATGTCGCGGGCGATGAACTCGTGCCCTCCCATCGCGTCGGCGATGGCCGCGCGCTGCAGGCTGGTGCGGTGCAGCGTGGTGGCCTTCTCCGCCGTCTGCCGCGCCTCGTCGCGCTCGCGCTCGGCGCGCTTGATGCGCGCTTCCAGCTGGCGCAGCGCCTCTGCCTGGCCCTTGCCGTCGGGCAAGGAGTCCAGTTCGTCGGCACTCTCGACGCCGAGCTTCTCCAGAGCGCGCGCAGCGGTGGCTCGCGCGGCCTCGAGTTCGGCCTTCAGCCCCTTGCGGCCCTGGATCGATTCCTGGCGCGCAGCGTCACGCTGGCCGGTCAGGTCTGCGATGTGGGCTTGCAGCTCGGCCAGCGTCTCGCCGTCGAGCTTGTCCTTGAGCTTGTCGAGGTTCATGCGGGTTGGTTCGCGGCGTCGCGCCGCGATGGGTGGACGGTGGGGGCAGCGTAGGCCCCGGCGGTTGCGGTCTGCGCACCCTTCGCGCACCAGACTCGGCGCCGACTCGGCCGCCCAGTCACGCCATGCCCAATCTCAGCGCGCAGCGCTTTCGCTTCATCGCGCACGCCCTGCGCGGCGATGGGCCGTTCGCGCCTGTCGTGCTGGACGATGGCCAAGGGCGCGCGCAGCTCCTGGGCCGCAGCTACCTGGTGCGCTACCCGCGCGAGAGCCAGGCGAAGTACAACCGGCGCAACGAGTTGGCGTTCTACGCATCGCCGCTGGCCCGTGCGGCGTCGCGCTTCGTGGGCTACCTGTCGGCGCGGCCGCCATCGCGCGATCTGGGCAACGAGCTGTGCCAGCGCGTCGCAGAGGACACCGACGGCCGCGGCAACGCGCTGCAGGTGTTCCTGTCCGACTTTGCGGTCCAGGCCAAGGCGCGCGGCTCCATGCTGCTGCTGGTGGACATGCCGCAGGACTTGCCGGCGTCGCGCGAGCAGCAGGTGAGAGCCCGGGCTGTGCCGTACTGGAGCGCCATCGCGCCGGAGGACGTCAGCGACTACAAGGTCGGCGACGACGGCAAGTTCGACTTTGTCGAGTTCGCGGGCACCTGGGGCCCGGAGGCCAAGGCCTGCACTTGGCACTTTGACCGCCAGGGGTGGTGGGCGAAGGACAACACCAGCCGCATGCTGGCCAACGGCGCGCACCCGCTGGGCGAGTGCCCCGTGATCATCTTCACCGAGCGCGGCGAGTACCCGTGCTTCGGGCCGTTCGCCGCCATCGCCGACCTGGCGAAGCGTCAGTTCAACCTGGACAGCGAGCTGGACGAGATCCTGCGCGCGCAGACCTTCTCCCTGCTGCACCTGCCCGTGCCAGAGGGCAGCACCGACGAGCAGAAGCTGGCCGCGGCGCAGACCGCAGGCGAGACCATCGGCACGAACAACCTGCTGGTGCACAGCGGCGCAGCGCCGGGCTTCATCGCGCCTCCCAACGGGCCGGCCGAGATCTACCTCCAGCGGATCGAGCAGATCGAGCGGCGCATCGCCGAGGTAGGCCTGGACGTCGTCAGCGACAACCCGCAGGAGTCTGGCGTCGCGCGCCGGCTGCGCTTCGCGGCCATCAACGGCGAGTTGGCGCACTTCGCCGAGCGCATGGAAGGCCTGGAGCGCCGCGCATGGGACATGACGCGCCGCTGGCTGGGCCTGACCGCAGCGCCGACGGTGCAGTGGTCGCGCGACTTCAACCTGGCGGACGTGGCGGCCGAGCTGGCCGTCCTGCGCGACATGCGCGACAACGGCATGCCGGACCAGGTGATCGTCGAGCAGGAGCGCCGCATCGTGGCCGTGCAGTTCGGCGGGCTGGATCAGCAGCGCCAGGACGAGATCGAGCAAGCACTGGCCGAGCGGTTGCTGGAGCCCAGCAACCCCGACAACGTCGTGCCGCTGCGGCCGGACCCCAACGCGCCAGTGCGCGAGGCCATCGTGAGGGCCCTGGGCAATGCCGGCGCGTGACGACACCGACGCACTCGCTGCCGCTGCCCTGGCCGCGGAGGCGCTGCGCATCGCTCGCCAGGCGGTGGCGCGCGCAATGCTGCGCGGCCCCGAGGGCCCGCGCGGGCCGCAGGGCAAGCGCGGCGAGATCGGACCCGTTGGGCCCCAGGGCGAGCGCGGCCCGCAGGGCGAGCCCGGGCGCGACGGCCAGGATGGCCGCGACGGGCCGCAGGGCGCCGCAGGCCGCGACGGCGAGCGTGGGCCGCAGGGTGAGGCGGGGCCAGCCGGCGAGCGTGGCCCTGTAGGGCCCGAAGGCCCCCGCGGGCCGCGCGGCACCAAGGGCGACCCGGGCCAGGACGGGCGCGACGCCATGACGCTGGCCCCAGCGCGCGTGACCTTCGAGCGCGACAGCCAGGGGCGCGCGACGCTGCTGGTGGTGACGCCCATCGGCGGCGGCGACGTGCTGCGCATCGCGCCGGTGCGAGACGAGCAGAGCGGCCAGCTCGTGGCCGCAGACATCAGCCTGCAGCGCGCCGCGCTGTGATCAGGAGCAGCAGACCATGCCCGTGACCATCCAGTGGCGCCTCTCAGGCGGCAGCAGCAACACCGACCCCAACGCCGCCCTCGGCGGCGCCATGTCGTCGACCGCAGTGAGCGCCACGGAGATGAACAACATCTTCGACGATGCGACCTCCGCCGAGGCCTCTGCGGGGCGCACGGAGTACCGCTGCCTGTACGTCCGCAACGGCGGGGACCAGACCGCATTCGGCGTGCGGCTGTGGGTCAGCTCCGACACCACAAGCGCCACCACGTCCATCGCGCTGGCGCTGGGCGAGGAGGGCAAGGGCGGCACGGCCGAGACCGTGGCGAACGAGGCCACCGCCCCCAGCGGCGAGACGTTCAGCAGCCCCAGCAGCGCCGGTGCCGGCTTGTCGCTGGGCGACATGGCCGCAGGCGAGCACTTCCCGATCTGGCTGCGGCGCACGGTCAACGCCAGCACATCGTCGGCGTCCAGCGACCCGTTCGCGATCCGGGTCGACTACGACTTCGTGCCCTGACTGAGGACCGACCATGCCCGGCCCGATTCGCTTCCTGCTGTCGCGCAGCCGCAGCCTGGGCGCTGCGGCCATCCGCGCCATGCCGCCCGTCGGCCAGTGGTCGCACGTCGGACTCATCACCGAGGGCGGCGGCGAAGTCATTGAGGCGCGAGCGTTCAAGGGCGTCGTTGTCACGCCGCTGTCGGATGCGATGGAGCGGGCGAGCCATTGGGCCATCGTCGATTTGCGCTGCCCGCGACCCGAAGACGCGCACGCATGGGCGCGCAGCACCATCGGCGCCGGGTATGACTGGGGCGGGGTGTTCGGCATTCCCTTCAGGCAGCGTTCGTGGGAAGACGAGGGCCGGTGGTACTGCACTGAGTGGGCGGCGATGGCAGCACGCAAGGGCGGCAATCCAATCTGGAAAGTGCCGCAGCCGCACGGCCTGACGGTGAACCACTTGTTCAGTCTGCTGTTGGCCGCTGACGGCAAGATCACCGCGGAGAGGACATGAGCGTCTATCGCAACAACGTCGCCGTCACGGTATCGGGCACGCCCGGCACCGGCAACATCACGCAGGGCTCTGCGCTGGCCGGCGCGCAGTCGCTGACGACCGCCTACGGCGCCGGGACGTGGAGCGTGGACATCGACGCACGCGGCACTGGCGTGTGGACCGTCGAGCGCGACTGCTCACTCAACGGGGCGACAGGCGTCATCACGCGCGGCACCGTCGAGGACGGCAGCAGCGGCCCTGGTGTGCGGGTGTCGCTCCCTGCGGATACGGTGGTGCGGGTGGCAGTGCCTGCCGATGTCGTCAATGCGCTCGACAACTTCCTCGGCGCGTGGGGCGTTCTGTCCGGCGAGAACGCCATCACCGGCACGGCCACGGCGCTTATCGGCCGACTCAATGTGTGCAGCGGCACGACGAGCGACTACACCGTGACGCTGCCGGCTGTGTCGGGCAACGCGGGGCGGTACATCGGGTTCATCATGGCCGCTGGGCTGACCCGGCGTGTGACGCTCGACGGAAACGGCAGCGAGACGATCGACGGCGCGCTGACCCGGGTGATGTGGGCGCGGGAAGCCGCGTTGTTGTACTGCGATGGCACGACGTGGACGAAGGTGGCGGGGCGCCCGCGGCCAATGATGGCGTCGATGATCCATGCGTCCGGCCCGCAAAGCATTGCGCATCTTACGCCCACGAAAATTTTGGTCAACTCCGCCATCCTGAATAACACCGGGGCGATGGTGAATGTCGCCAATAGGCGAATTGATATTCTGCGGCGGTCAATGTACCGCTGTGTCGGGTTTTCGGTCATTGAGCTAGGGGCTACAGCTGTCCGCGCGTTGTCGCAGGTCTACGCAACGGTCAACGGGTCAAGCATCCAGCAGCGCGCGGCCTCAGAGTCGTATGGGGTAAGTGGCTCTTACCCGACAGTGCCGGCTGTTGCGGAGCTGGAGCTTTGGCCGGGCGATTTTGTAGAAGTCTGGGGATTCCATACCGCGGGCTCATCGCAGCCTTTGTTTGTCGGCAACCCCGGCGGCTCGCAAATCATGGTGACGGAGATGCCCGAATGGTGACCCTATCCGCGGTGTTGCAGTGCCTTTACCCGGGGATCGTCATCGGGATTCGGTCAATTGATCCAAGGGTGGATTGCGAACTGGCAAACGACGGCAGCGGCGACCGGTTGGTGTCGTGGCACCGCCCTGAACCCCAACCCACCCCCGCCGAGATTGAAGCCGCGCGCAAGCCGGCCGCGCTGGCGCTGGTGACGGAGCGTATCCGCGCCGAGCGACTGCGCCGGCAGACCGAGCTGGGCTTCCCGGTCACGCTACCGGGCGTGGGCGCGGTGCGATTCCACTCCGACTCCCACAGCCGGAGCCAGCACGCCGGTCTGTACGCCACGGCGCAACTGATGCTCATGCAGGGCGCCACGCAGACCACGCCGATCGGCAACCCTCAGGTGCAGTGGCGCACGATGGGCGGCGTGATGGTGCCTCTGACAGTGGGCGTGCTGCTGGCGCTGCTGCAGGCGTCGCTGGCGCACGAGGCGGCGGTGCATGCGGCGGCCGACGCCCACATCGCCGCCGCCGCGCTGCTGGACGATCCGCTCGCCTACGACTACAGCACGGGCTGGCCGGAGTAAGCAGTGCTTCCGCTGAGGCTGCCATACCCGTTTGCGCCGGAGTCGCCGGCGCTCGCGCAGGGCAGCGCTACGCTCAGCAGCACCTACGCGATCCGCTCAGCCGGCTTCGCAACGCGCAGCGGCACCTATGCCGTGCGGGCCGCTGGCAGCGCTTCGCGCTCCAGCACCTACGCCATCCGGCAGGCCGGATTCGCCGCGTTGTCGGGCGCCTATGCCATCGGCGCGGCGATGTCGGCCGGCAGCTCGGCGCTCGCCGGCACCTACGCGATCAGGGCCGCGGGCAGCGCAACGCGCACTTCCAGCTACGCGATCCGCGGCGCGCAGTGGGCGGCGCTGTCCAGCGCGTTCGCCATCCGCGCCGCCGGCTCTGCCGTGCTGCCGTCGACCTACCAGATCGCAGGCGACGGCTCCGGCGCGACGGCGGGGCAGATCTGGAGCTATGTCCTGAGCAACGGCAAGACGGCGGGGCAGACCCTCGTCGAGGCGCACGCTTGGCTGTCTGAGCTGCACCTGATCCACGGCCTGCGCGCCGGGTCGCCGCTACAGGTGACGGAGACGGCCCGGGTGGCCGGCCACATCGCCCAGGCGCTGCGCGAGGCGCAGGGCACCGTCACCGTGGAGCGCCAGCCGTGAGCCTGCCCCCGCGCCAAGTCGCCACCCAGGGCATCGCGCCGCGCCGCGGGCCGCGCGTGCTGGCCGTGCAAGGCCTGTGGCCGCAGCCGCTGGGTGTGGCCAGCCGCGGCCGCCAGCGGGTGGTCGTGCCAGCGGAACTGACCGCGGCAGAGGAAGACGAAACGCTGCTGTTGATCGCCGCCGCCGCCGCCGCCGGCCTCGGCGTGCTGCAGCCCGAAACGGAGGGAATTGAGCCGTGAACGACCAATCTGAAATCGGCGTCCTGGAGCTGGTCGCCAGCGCGGTGCTGGGCGCCATCGTGTGGCTGATCGCGCGCGCCACGGGCGCGCACCTGGACAGCATGCGCGAGCTGGGCACCAAGCTGGAGGATCTCAGAGCCGAGGTGGTCGCCCTGCGCTCGGAGCTGCGCAGCGTCAGCGAGCGCCAGAGCGCGACCGAGCGCCGGGTGGAGCGTCTGGAGCAAGAGGAGCGCGCGCGCCCATGATGCGCCTGACGCCAGCGCTGCTGCAGGCCACCACCGGCTGCACGCCTGAGCTGGCGCAGCGCTACGCGTACCCGCTGGAGGTCGCGTGCCAGCACTACGGCATCACCACGCCGCGGCGGCTGGCCCACTTCCTGGCGCAGATCGGTCACGAGAGCGGCAGCCTGCGCCACGCGCGCGAGATCTGGGGACCCACGCCCGTGCAGCTGCGCTACGAGGGCCGCGCGGACCTGGGCAACGTGCAGCCGGGCGACGGCGAGCGCTACCGCGGCCGCGGGCTCATCCAGACCACCGGGCGCAGCAACTACCGCCGCGCGGCGCAGCGCCTGCGCGACCGCGGCGCGCCCGACTTCGAAACCCAGCCCGAGCTGCTGGAGCTGCCCGAGTGGGCCGCGTGGAGCGCGGCCGACTACTGGGCCATGCGCAGCATCAACGCCGCGGCCGACGCCGACGACCTGCTGCGCGTGACGCGCCTGGTCAACGGCGGGCTCAACGGCCTGCAGGACCGCCAGCGCCGCCTGGCGCAGGCCAAGGCCGTGCTGCTGCCGGCGCCTGGCGAGCCGCCCGCCGCGGCACCCAGCCCCCCACCCCTGGCCGCTGCCGCGCCGGCGCCGGCCGCCGCACCACCACAGGAGACCACCATGCCGCTGCCCGCCTTTGTCGCCGCCGCGCTGCCCGCCATCGTCCAGGCCGTACCCAAGCTGGGGCGGTTGTTCGGCAGCGGCAGCGACGTGGCCGAGCGCAACGTGCGCGCGGCCGAGCTGGCCGTGCAGATCGTCCAGCAGGCCACCGGCGCGCCCAACGCCCAGGCTGCGGCCGAGGCCGTGGCCGCCGACCCGGCGCTGGCCGCGGAGGCCGCGCGCGCCATCGAGCAGCGCTGGCTGGAGCTGGACGAGGCGGGCGGCGGCGGCATCGCCGGCGCGCGCGCGGCCGACGCCGCGGCACGGCGCTCGCCCGACGGGCTGTGGCGCTCGCCCAGCTTCGTGGTGGCGCTGGGCCTGCTGCCCATGGTCTACATGGTCCTGGTGAGCATCCTCTTCGGCCTGGGGCCGGACTGGCCCAGCGACGTGCGCGCGGCGATCGCCACGGCGGTGGTCAGCAGCGTGCTGGGGGGGCTGCTCGGGTACTACTTCGGCCAGACCACCAGCCGCAACAGGACGGCCGCGGAGCGGTGAGGGATGCGGCGGCGGCTTCTAACGTCGCGCGCCCATCGTAGGGCGCAGCCGGTGGATAACTCGTCCGCGCGTTAGATGCAATGGGCCGGATCGCCGCGCCGTTGCTGGATTCAGCGGGTGCGTCTTGGCAGCGTGCCTGGGCATCACGTCGCGCTGCCAGGCGGCGCAGACGGCCGGCATGCGGTCGTCGGCCACGTCGCCGGCCAGCAAGGCCGCTAGGGCGGCGTACATGGCCGGCAGGCCGTCGCGCGTGGCCGACAGCCGCACCCACACGCGGCGCTTGCCCTCGGCGCGCACGAGGTAGTAGCTGGCGCCCTTGGCAAAGACTCGCGGCGGCAGGTGGTGGTCGCGCTTGGGCATGGGTGGAGCCTAACGGGTCATGGACCGGGCGCCTTGGCGCCGGTCATGTGGTGTTTAGGCCCCAATCCCATGCAGCCGCTCAAGGTCGCGCACGCACCGCTCAAATGCGTCCACCTCCTCGCGCAGCAGGCTGCTTAGCGGGTAGTGCTCGGTCATCACGGCGTCGATCTGCTCGCGTGTCAGCGGCTGGCGTGGCTTGGCAAAGCGCTCAGCAGCCTTCAGTTCGCGTCTGAGTCGATCAATGTCCTCGCGCATCCGCGTGCGGCCTTTCGTCAGCCCGTCCCGGGCGTATTGCAGGTCGCGCTTCAGCGCCGCGTTCTCGGCCTCAAGCGCTGCCAGCCGCTCTGCAGTAAGCGGAAACCACTTCGCCAAGCTGCTGTCTTCGCGCCACTGTCGGCCTATCTCGGCATCCTTGCAGTCGCACGGCAGGTATACCGGCTCGCCCCACGGGTGCGTTCCGCCGCTGTCGCGTTCTCCGGTGTCGTTGCACTCAGGGCATGTCGTCATCGTCTTCCTCCGCGTGGTCGTCAAGGTCGAACACTTCTCCGCAGGCTGCGCAACGCTGCAGCCGGTCGTCCTGCGGGCCATCTTCGTCGTCGTACTCGTACACGGTCTTGCAACCGCACTTAGGACATGCCATCGTCTGCGCGCTCCGGTTGGTTGGGGCCTAACACTTCGTTCCAGCCGACCTACGGCGGCTGAACTCGGGCGTTAGGCGTCTTCAGGTTCGCCAGCGCCCATGCGCGCATCTGGCTCCAGCGAATGGCGCCGGCCTGCTCGTTCCACGTCCAGCGCAGTTGCGTGTGGCTTTCCCACGGGCGCATCGGGCCGCATACCGTGAAGTTGAAGGCCGTCTGATCCTGCGGTCCTTCTTCGTCGTTCAGGTACATGATTTCGGCCGCCATCGCCTCCGCAACGCCGAAAGCCTTTGCAACCGCCTCGCGGTCTTCCGGGTCAATGGGCGCCATGTCCATGCCGCGCGCACGGCCCAGCGCGCCCAGCGTGCAGTATTCGCCGTCCGCCGTCACCAGCGAGCCGGCCGCCAAGCGTTTCTCGGGCAGCGCGTCCAGCGCCTGCACCAGCTCGCGCAGCATCGCCTGGCCTCGCGCTCCACTGATTGCCTTCTTCACTGCGCCGCGCCACCGGATAAGCGCCCATCCATCGCATTCGTCGCTGTAGCCGCTCCTGCTCATCGCACTCCACCTTTCTTTGCTTCGTCCACCGGCCGCCCAACACGCAATTCAAGCCGACGCCTGACGGCGCGGCTTAATTGCAACGTTGTGCTTCACGCGGCGCTCGGGAGATCTGGCGCCTTCTTGCCGTGTTCTGCCTGCCAGTCGCGCATCCGCCGCGCGTGGTGCATCGCCATGCTGCCCATCTCGGGCGCGTTGCCCTCGCGCAGCACCAGCGATGCCCAGAACGCCACCACCTCGGGTGCGTGCTTGTCCTGCGCCCGCAGTAAGAATACGGGTTCGTCGGCCGGAATCTTGCCGGCCGGGTCTTGGATGCGGTTGTAGTCGTCGCGTGCGTGAAGCATGGCGTTCCTCTATCTATCAGTCCCACGACGTAGATCGGGCCGGCGCTCACAACAGCGCCCCCTGCGCCGGCTCGCCCGCACGCCCGCTGTTCTCGACCTTGACGCCAGCGGCCACCAGCTCGACCAGCCTGTCCTGGCTGGCGACCTCGACCAGCAGCGTGTCGGCCGCGACGTGCCGCAGCGCCTGCGCGGCGTTCGGGGCGCGCACGAGGCGCGCGTGGGGCTTGCCGGTGTCGGCGTTGACATTGGCCGCGGTGTTGCTCACCAGGTAGATGCGGGTCGGTGCGGTCATTGCGCACCCCCGGCCGCCGCAGCGTCCATCTCGGCCAGGAAGTCGGCGCTGCCATCGCTGGAGCCTCCGGTGACTTCGCCGG